GACCAAATGAGGAAGCAGCAGACAGCGCCGGAGACCGGAAAGACAAGGTTGCTTTAACCGTTCTCGCGCAGGATTGCGCCAAAGGCGCGGGACCGACCTTGAAAGCGTGGGACAGTATGATGACCGCCGCCAACTATTGCAGCGGGCGCGGCGGCAGCGGCAACCGGCGTCCTACTCCCGGCGTAACGCTTAGCATGGGCGAATGGTGGGAGCAGCTTTCCGGCGAGATCGTCGAGAACTTTTAAGGAGGGCTTACATGGGCTTGATGATCTGCGGCGCGGTGACGTTTGCTATCGGTGCGTTCTTTGGCGCAATTATGGTCTCTGTTGGGATCCAGCTTGAAAAGAGGCGATGATATGACGCACAGAGCGAAATGCAATGTCTGGATGCGGAAATACTTAAAAGCGATGAACAAAAACTTTGTTATTGCGTTTGGAATGGGCTATGAAGACGGGGCTGCTGGAAAAGAGCGGCAGGCCCCGCCCTTCCCGGAAGTGGCACAGTCCGGGACGCTGGTATATGCCGCGACGCTCTTTGCGCAGGAGGCATACAACAAAGGTTATAGCTTCGGAAAGGAGGAAACCAAGTGAATCTACTTGATATGTACGTAAAATTGTCGGTGGATGACAGCGGCGTTGATAAGGGACTCGGGAGGGCAAAAGAAAAAGCGTTGAGTTTTGGCGATGTGCTGAAAGCTAATGTTCTCAGCGGTGCTATTGTGAACGGCTTCCAGAAGCTCAGCGGCGCGGTCAAGAATATGTCCGGTCAGTTTATCGAATCTGCCGCGAATGTCAAAGCGGAGACTTCTGCCTTTGAACAGACCTTCGGCACACTCGGTGATGAAGCATCCGCAGCTATCGGACGTGTAGCCAATGAATCCGGCATTTTACAAACGAGACTAAATACGCTGGGCAGTAAAATTTATGCTTTCGCGCGCTCCTCCGGCGGCGACACGACAGAAAGCATGAGCCTGATGGAGCGGGCATTGAAAGCGGCAGCCGACAGTGCAGCCTACTACGATACATCGGTCGAGCAGGCCACGGAAACGCTGCAATCGTTCCTAAAGGGTAACTTTGCCAATGATGCGGCTCTCGGCCTTTCTGCGACGGAAACGACGAGAAATGCGGCGGCAATGGAGCTGTTCGGTCAGAAGTATAACGACCTTTCGGAGATTCAGAAGCAGGAAACGCTTCTGAAAATGGTGGAAGATTCTCAGAGGCTATCCGGTGCAATGGGACAGGCAGCCCGCGAAGCGGACGGATGGGAAAATGTTCTCGGCAACCTGAAAGAAACGTGGCGTCAGTTTCAGGCAAATGCGGGTGCGCCATTCTTGGAGAGCTTGATCCCCATTATTCAGAAGATCACGACCGCGTTTCAGGGCTGGATCAACAGCGTCGACTGGGATACCTTCACGGCGAATATTACCGGTTTTGTCAACACAGTCTTAGATAACGGCAATACGATCATTTCCGTTATTGCCGGTATTGCCACAGGTTTTGTGGCATGGAATGTGGCTTCTATCATTCAGGGCGTTGTCGGTGCAATCAAGGCGTTTCAGGCGGCAAACGAAGGAGCGACGATTGCGCAGGCCGCGCTTAACCTCGTTATGAATGCAAACCCCATCGGGATCGTGATCACCACTGTTGCCGCGCTTGCCGCATCTGTTATTGCGTTGTGGCATACCAACGATGACTTCCGCAATGCTGTCATTTCCGCTTGGGAAAAGATCAAGGATACCATTTCTAATGCGGTTGCATCGATCAAGACATTTTTCACTGAAACGATCCCAAATGCCGGAAGAACTGCGGTCAAGTGGTTCCAGAGCATCCCAGATCAGATGCGGGATGTCGGCAGAAACCTCTTAATGGGGCTGTGGAACGGTATTTCCGATAAGGTTGCATGGCTCAAAAGCAAGGTTTCCGGTGTTGTGGATAGAATCAAGAGCTGGTTTACCGGCAAGAACGGTTTTGATGAGCACAGCCCGTCGAAATGGTCGAACGGCGTTGCCAAGTACGTTATGCAGGGCATGGCCGACGGATTTGAAAACGGTCTTCCGTCGCTGATGGACAGTGTAGGCGGTGTCACAGACCGCATCAAAAACGGCCTTGACTTTGGCACAGCGAGCATCGACTATACGACATCTGCGACCGGCAGCCTTGCAAGAGCTGCAAACCGCAGCAATGGCGACGAGACGCGGCCGATCGTCATTGACTTTACCGCACAGCTTGACGGAAAGACGTTAGTGCATAAGATGGTGCCCATCATGCGAAATGAGATGCGCGCTGCCGGTGCAGCAATTATCTAAAAACGAGAGGGCACAGGAGCACCTTTCCGTCGAGCCTTTGCAAAGTCCCGCCCGAAGTACAGCGGCAGGCAGCGCCCTAAAGTACCAGGGCGCGAGTGGTTTGTATTTCGCCATTTACAACCGATAGATAGAGAGCGGGGGCAAAAGCCCCCGCTTTCGCATTTTAACGCCGCTCTACGGCGTTTTGCCTTTTGGCAATATAAACCGGTTCAAAAATGAGCAAAAGCCCGTAGATGGCCAGAAAATAGGAAAAGAGGGGGGATTATTCCCCCTCGTTTTGTTCTTTGTGATGCTCTACCAAATCGCCCGGCTGGCAATTAAGCAATGTACACAAAGTGTCAATCGTAGCCCATGAAACGATTTCGCCGTTCCTTAACTGCTGGATCACCCTTTCCCCAAAGATTTTATCTTTCCGCAACTTATAAGTAGTGTACCCAGCAGCACGGAGCGCATCTAAAACATCAAATTTGTATTTAATCGGCAAGTGCCCCCCCTCCTTTCATACATATACTATATCACAATTAAGCACACAAAACAAGTGTATATATTAAACAAGTCAAGCACATAAACTGTGTGCATATTGTCAATGGACAAACACACAGAATAGGTGTATATTATGATTACAGCAAGGGACAAGAGATTGAGCGAAGGTCGATAGCCAACGCGACACCGTAAGAGCTGGAACGGAGAAGCTTGAAAGAAATTCCCGATGGGATAGATACTCAGAGCCACCAGCCGCCGATCTCACCCGCAAATTAAGGAGGATAAAACAATGAGCATCAACGAAATGGACAGCAAGATCAAGGAGCTGCGCGAGCTGCGCTGCATGGCGGACGAACTCGCTGGAGAGATCGACAGCATCACCGACAGCATCAAGGCGCACATGGACGCGGAGGGCGTGGACACCATCAGCGGCACGGATTGGAAAGTGACCTATAAGGCCGTGACTTCCTCCCGCATTGATACCAGCGCATTGAAAAAGGCGCTTCCCGATCTGGCGCAGCAGTTCACCAAGACCACCACGGCCCGCCGGTTCTGCATCGCATGAGAAAGGCCCCATGTCCCAGCCGACCAAAGCAAGAGGACACGGAGCCACCAACCACCACAGGGAGGCCGGTACTGCCATTGTACCGCCTCCCGCACAGAAAAGCAAGGAGGAAATAACAATGAGCAAAAACAGTACAATTATGAAATTCGGTGAGATGCTGACCCATGCGGCAAACATTTACGCCGTGGGAGCGGCTGGGCCGTCCTTTGCGTGGGCCTCCCCTGACGACATTGTGATCCTGGGCAAAACCCCGGATGATATTAACGGGCGTGTGTGCCTTGTGAGCCTTCCTGACGATGAAAAGAGGCGTTTTGTGCGTCTGTATCGGCACGGGAACACGATAAAGACCTATTACATGGACGATTACGATTGTAGCGGGGAGTATCCGGCTAACGGCGTGGAAGTTCATGGGGAAGTGCTGGCAATCGTCCACCAGTACGGAGTGGAGCCAGAGGCCCCCAAAGCATCCACGGCGTGGGAAAAGCGTGTGAAAAAGGCATTGAAGGGCCGTTTTATCTCATTCAAGGATCAGGAGCAAATTTTGAAACGGCACACCAACGCCGGACGCTGGACAACCCTAAACGTGGCCTATTGTCTGGGCGCAGAGGCCGGGAGAAAGGAGGCCATGAGCGATGACAAAGGCAGAGCGTGAAATGATGGAACGCATCCACGCCTACGGTATAATCCTATCACTCGACGAGGAGCAAGCAGGACTTGTCCTCGCGAGGATTAAGAAAATGTTAGCGGAGTAGGAAGCGGAGGCGAAACTTCTGACAGGTAAGGAGGTGTCCACATGAAAGCATACCTAAAAGACGTCTTAGGATTTGCTGCAATAGCCTTTTGTGTTATCGCAACAAATGCGATCATTCTTTTCGTTGTATATCTAATCTGCGGAACACTTGAAAGCGGAGCGGCAGCCATCCTATTTTTTGTTCTCAGTTGCTTTGTTGTCCCTGGCGAATCCCGTATATTTGATTTTTGGGCGGAGAAAAAACATGAGAAAAAATGAAAGTGACCTTATACGCAAGAAGCTAAAAGAAACCATCCTGAAAATGACGCCATATCAGCAAGATTTAATGTTAGCGGTTGCAGAGAAAATGAAGGAAAATAGAATCGCCAAATTAGGCCCACGCTAAGACAAAAGCCGCTCGAAAGGGCGGCTTTTCCTTGTCGGTATGGGTTTTTGTATGGGTTTTTCGGAATTGGGAAAATCCCCTCAAAATACAAATGGCTTGAAAAATTGCAAACATAAAGCAAAAACCGCTCAAATCAAGCGATTTAAGCGGTTAATGTTGGAGCTGCTGGGCAGATTCGAACTGCCGACCTCATCCTTACCAATTATATATGAACTGTTTTCTCTTGTTGTTAGCTGTTGTATCTTGTTGCCCCGTAGCCCTTATATATCAGGGGATGCGGGCTTTTTCTTGTTGTTTCTTGTCGTTGCTTGTTGTATCTTAAAATAAGCTGTTTTGTGATGTCCGTATGGGTTTTGTATGGGTTTTTGATAGAACCCATACCGCAAGACCTCATCCCTTATTTACAGCTTTCTTGACCGCCTCGCGCATGATCTGCGCCGCTCTGCTGACGCTCTCGGCGTTGGCGTGGGTATACATCCGCAGTGTTACGGCCTTGTCGCTATGGCCGAGCGCTTCGGATACGCTTGCCACATCCGCGCCGTTGGTAATCGCAACGCTTGCAAAGGTGTGACGCAGCTTGTGCGGGTGAAGATCAGGCAGCCCGCAATGGTCGGACAATTTTTTGAGATAGCGCGTGGGGCTTTGCGGGTGCATCGGCTCCGGACTGCTTTCCTTTGTGAAAACGAAAGCGCTCACGGCCTTTCTCGCCTGTTCTGCGCGAAGCTGACGCAGGAGGGCTATTGTATCCTCCCCTGCATACACAGTGCGCTTATGACCGTTCTTAGGGGTGTCTATGTAGACGCCCTTTGTCGGCGTGTAGCACAGATTTCCGACTATGGTGATTTCCCCGCTCTTGAAGTCAATGTTTTCCCACTTCAATGCGCAGCACTCGCCGCGCCGGATGCCGGTATCAATCAGCAGACGGACGAGCGCCCGCCATTTTAGGGGCTCCTCGTCCAGTACGTCAAGGAGCTTTCCGACATCCTCTGCCGTATACGCAGCGGGAGCCTCTGCCTTTGCTTCACCCTTGCGCGGCTTCGGACGCTCCACCTTATCCATTGGATTGCGGTCGATCATGTCCCCCATGTATGCCATCTTGAACAGGCTGTGCAGTACCGTATAGACTTTAATGACGGTGGCATGGGCCTTGCCCGTTGCCTGGATATCAAGAAGCAGCGCCGTGATTTGCGCCGGTGTGATCTCCGGCATTTTCACATCGCCTAATATGGGGTAGACCTTTTTATCAAGGCAGTTTTGATAGTTGGCGCGCCCGTTCTCGCTCATTGTAACGCTCTTAGCAGGCATGAACACTCTTTCCCCATATTGTTTGAGGGTAAGAATGCGAGCGGCTTCTGCGGCCTCCTGCGCGGCTTTCTCGCGTTTCTCTGCGCGGCTGATTGCCTCGCCTGCATTACATTGCCGCTCAAACTCTGCTGCCACTGATGCGAGCTCGCGGTCTATGGCCTTCTGGCTCCATCCCTCCGGAACATACCATCGGCGCGTCAAATAGGACTTATCCCGTCCACGGCTGACGCGGATCTCATAAAAGGCTTGTCCAGCTTTATTGAATTTCTTTCGCGTGGACGGCATAGCTACACCTCGCTGTTACTCATCTGTTGGGAGCTTTAATTGATTGTGCATTTCATTAAGTGCTCGAGCACTCTTACTGTCAGTAATCGTCTCGATCTGGTAAAGTGCCGTAGCGTGGAGTTTCTCTAATCGTTCCTGCTGCGGCACTCCCTGCTCAATCAGCAAAGCATTGATATTTTCCAAGTTTGAAAGTACAAGCAACTGTTCAATCGTTGCTCCATCACGCATATTCCCTTTTGCATCTGGATTTTCTCGTTTCCATTGCTTTGCCGTTTTCCCAAACAATGCCACATTCAAAACATCGGCCTCATCTGCGTAGACATACCCCTGTCGCACACGCGGTAGTTCTGGCGGAATCAGATTCATCTTGATTGCATCCGTGTGAATTCGATAGTTTGCTTTTGCAAGAATGCGCTTGACATTCCAATCTAATGCAAGCCTGTGCCCTTCATCCTCCTTCAAACGCTGATAGTCTTTAATGATATACAGCTTAAATTCCGGCGAGATCCATGATGCAAATTCAAAAGCAATATCCTTATGTGCTAGCGTTGCCGCATAGCGTCCTTGCTTTGAAATAATTCCAATAGCCCCTGTATCATTGATCCACTTTTTGGGCGTCATGGCAAAACTATTGCTTCCGGATTCCTGTTTAATTGCCTCGAATTCGAGGCAATTAAATTCTGGATTATTTAATTCTTCCCATAACCCCAAAAATTCAATAGTCGTTCTATTTCTCATCCAGTTCTGAATAACATACCCTGGCAACTCGGGGTTATGATATTTCGCAATATCTGTTAGAGAAATATAGTCCTCTTCATTGCCAATTGTAGTTACAACAGCAATATCCACACCGTTCGCATGAATAACACTCTCAACTTTATTATTTGCCATATCACACCTCTTTCCCGCTCCATGCCTCGCATGGGGCTTTATTTTTTGTCCTCGTCCGGCTCCTCTGCGCGCTCCGTCTTTCTATAGCGAGAATCGAGCGAAAGCCTCGCTAAGTCCGTAATTATTTTTTGCTGCGTATTTCCGTTAAGGCGATTAAAAATCGAAACCGCCTGCCGCTCCGTTTCCGTAAATTCGTACCCCTGATCCCTAAAAGGCTTCAAACAGTCATGTTGTGCGTCTGAAACTTGATGATTAAGGCCCAATCGTATACCCGCTTTGACATAGGATAATATTTCGGCACACTCATCATCCCCGTATAGGTCAAGATAGTAGATGCCAAGTGGCGCAGCAATTTTTTCAAGTGTTTCTTTCTTTGGTTTTAACTTTCCTAATTCATAACGGCGTATTGTCGGTTCGGCAATTTTACAAAACTCGCCTAATTGCTTTTGCGTCCACCCTTTTTCAATTCTCGCCCGCCGTATCTTTTCTCCAGTAGTCAACAAAATCTCCCTCCTCATTTTTCTAAGCATAGCATATATTCCCTCAAACAGCAAGAAAAATTTCTGATAAGTCTTGACAGTAACAAAATTTTCTGTTACATTGATGTTGTGCAGAAATAAATGTTACTGTTTAGGGGGTGAATGTAATGACTATCAACGCGATTCGTATTGAATCAATTCTGGCCGAGCGTGACATGACGAAAGCCGCACTTGCTGAAAGATGCGGGGTATCTCGGCAAAATATCAGCACCATCATCCGGCGCGGCACTTGCGAGCCTCGCACAGCCGGTAAGCTGGCAGCCGGTCTCGGTGTCAGCGTCGCAGAGATTATCGAGGGGGCGCAATAATGACACCATACCAAAAGATTCCCGAGGCCTGCAAATCAACCGGCCTGAGCCAATATTTTCTACGGAATGGCTGCAAAAATGGTACCATTCCTCACGTCAAAAGTGGTCCGACGTACTACATCGACGTACCGGCACTTTTAGAGAGACTGCGGGGTGAGACAAACGGACATTCTGGAAGTTCTACAGCACTTTGAGGGCGTGAAGCGCTGCGGCGACGGTCAATATATGGCCCGCTGCCCGTGCCATGACGACCGGAAGCAAAGCCTCTCTATTGGTCGAGGCGAAAAGGGCGTGGTGCTCAAATGCCAGGCGGGATGTGATACACGCGACATCATCGCCCGTGTTGGCATTAAGCCTCGTGATCTCTTTTACGATGCAAAAGCAAAGCCCACCGAGCGCCCGCAGATCGTGTCCGTGTACGAATATCCAAATGGCGTTCAGAAGCTACGGAAATCGGACAAGTCCTTCACATGGCGTCGGCCGGACGGAAAAGGCGGCTGGATCTACAACCGTCAGGGCGTTCCGCACTCCCTCTATGTGGCCGGTTCGCTTGGTAATGTCGTGTTCATCGCCGAGGGTGAGAAGGATGCCGACAACCTCCATCGTTTGGGCTTTGATGCCGCCAGCGGCGCAGATGGTGCAGGCCCCGGCAAGTGGCGGAAAGAATACACTGAGCAGTTACAAGGCCGCACCGTGCTCATCTTCCCCGACAACGACGCCGTTGGTAAGGCTTACGCCGAGGAGACCGCCGCCTCGCTGCATGGTGTCGCCGATCATGTCCAGCTTTGTGACCTCTCGACCGTCTGGCCGGAGATTCCGGAGCATGGAGATATTTCCGATCTTATCGCTCTTCTTGGTGACGAAAAAGCCTGTGAGGCGATAGCGAAGCTCGCAACCACAACGCCGGAATGGACACCGGCCCCACCCACTGACATCTTTGAGGAATTCGGATTTTACAGCGTCCCCGACCTAACCGAGGAAGAACGCCGCCCGCCCGAGTTCATCATTGACGGCATGATCCCGTGCGGAATGACCTTTTTATCTGGTGCGCCGAAGATTCGCAAATCATTCATGGCGCTGCAGATGGCGTCCGCAGTTGCGACCGGCACTCCCTTTCTTGGACACTCCACCACGAAATGCGATGTTGCTTATCTCGACTTAGAAGGTAGTAAGAGCCGCATTTCCTTTCGCTCAGCGAAGATGTCCACGCAAATTCCGTCAAACGTGTTTGTCACCAACAGCATCACGGAGCGCCTTGCCGATGGGCTCGTGGACAAGCTGCGGCAGCTCCACAGGGCACGGCCCTCGATCCGCCTTATCATTGTGGATACATATAGCCGAGCACGCGGCAGCTATAAAGCCCCCGGCGCGAACGCTTATGACGCAGATATCATGCTACTGGAACCTGTGCAGCGCATGGCACTTGAAGAGAATATCGCTTTGCTGTTCGTTCACCATGATAAAAAAGGTGCTGGGCTCGCTCTCGATTCCTTCGAGCGCCTGAGCGGAACAATGGGTATTTCCGGTTCCTGCGACTGTGTCATAAATCTCGTTGCAGACGGAAAGCGATTTGACGGTAAGGCCACAATGGAATTCACCCCACGCGACGCGAAGGGCGGCGAAATGAGCCTCGTTTTTGATGAGCGGTTCGGAGAGTGGCAAGAAATCATCGAAACCAAGCCGGACTTGCGCGGCAATCCGATTTGTTCGTGGATCATCGAACATTCGCCCGAGCGTCAGCAAGAAGGAAAGACCTTTTCTTACGATACGCTTATTAAGGCAGCTTATGGGAGTTTTGTGGACAACCCCGGCGAAGAAGTCAGAAAGCAACTCGTTCCCCGTCGTGAAGAATTGTTTTCAAGTTATGGTATTGGCGTTCAGATGGGCGTGAAATCGAACGGCGCAAGAGGCATTCGAGTAATAAATCTGTTATAAAACACCGTCCCTGCGTCCCTCTAAGAGGGACGGTATCGCGGGAGAATAGCTTCGTCCCTCTCCCCTATTAAAAATATATGGTGTCCCTCCTACAGGGACGCAGGGACACTACTATTTTATAGAAAGCAGGTGATACTCAACGAGCGGAAGAAAATCACAAAGCAAAGGCCGCGCCGGGGAGCTGGAATTGTGCCGCCTATTGCAAGGCTACGGCTACCCC